GGTGACACAGAAACGCACAATAGGCTAGTGATTGCACTTCAGCTATTAGGGCAGATACAAAAATCGCTTACAGACATCATGCTGACAGGCGAGATGGCAGAATTACAAGTAGCAGATAAGAAAAAAGGTTTTTTTAAGTAAAGAATTAACGGCTAGGCAATACCGTTATTAAGCACCTTCGGGTGCTTTTTTATTGTCTAAATTAGGAGTAACAACATGGCAGAGACCAATCCGCAAGCGGAAGTCATAACGACTGAACCGCAAGCTGAAGTCACAATGGAAGACCGCATTTTAAATGCGATGGGTGAAGGAACGCAGGAAGCTGAAATAACACCAGAAGCACCGCAAGAAGCAGATACGGAAGCAGATACGGACTCGCAAGAGCAACCTGAAACTGCCGAGCCAGAATATGTGGAACGCGATATTAATGGCACTATTTATCAGTTACCGCCAGAGATTACAGAGTTTATTGATAAAGGGCTAGACGCGACTAAAAAATGGTCGGAAGCGGCTGAGTTAAAACGCAGCGCAGAAGCTGAAAAACAAACTATTGAAGCGGAACGCCAAGCGTTTCAGCAACAAGTTCAAATTCAGCAACAAAACTTCCAACTACATGCAGAAGTTGCGGCAATTGATGGGCAAATAGCACAATATGCAAATATTGACTGGAATGCCCTACAAGATGCCGACCCAATACAAGCAATTAAACTCGATAGAGGCTTGCGCGAGCTAAAAGAAACGCGAAATGAATTAGTACAGAAAGCAATCGCTCAACAACAAGAGATTGCACAAGTACAGCAACAAAATATGGCGAAGTCGGTAGAGGAAAACGTCAACATCTTAAAGCGCGATATTCCACAATGGAATAGCGAACTATATAACAACTTGCTTGCTTATGCGGTTAAAGATTATGGCTATACACCTCAAGAGGCGGCAAACGCTGTAGACGCAAGGGCATGGAAACTGGCTTACAAAGCCTATCAATATGACCAATTAATTGCATCTAAGCCAACAGCATTAAATAAGGTAGCAATTGCACCTAAGATTGTGAAACAAGGCGCACAGCAACCTAACCAATCAAACGAGCAAGTCTTACGGAAAATCATCAAGACGAGTACGGACAAGAATGCAAAAAATACAGCCATACAGCGATTGCTAGAGGCTAAACTTAAATAAGGAGTTTTAAAAATGGCAGTTCCAACCAATGCAGTCACCTCTATCGGTATCGGTACGGCAGGTGGCTTGCGCGAAGATTTAGAAGATGTTATTTGGGATTTATTCCCTGAAGAAACATATTGCTTAACTAACCTTGAAAAAGTAACCGCGAAGGCTACTTATCATGAATGGATGAAAAACGACCTTGCCGCCGCTGGTGCAAACGTTTCAATCGAGGGTGATGACCACAGTGGTGCGGCTTACACAGCGCCAACACGTCTGGGCAACTATGTGCAAACCTCACGTAAAGACTGGACAGTTTCAGGTCTTGCTAATGAAGTAAACAAAGCTGGTCGCAATTCAGAATCAGCACGTATCGCTATGTTGCGCTTACGCGAACTTAAAAACGATATTGAGTACGGTATTGTTCGTAACCAAGCATCTAGTGCAGGTGGCGCAGGTACAGGTCGCTCAAGTGCTGGTATGGAATCATGGATGAGTACAAACTCAATCGAATCAACAACCACAGCGGCGGCAACGACTACTGGATTTTCAGGTGGCGTTGTTGCAGCACCGACAGATGGCACGACTACAGCGGCATTTACTGAAGTATTGCTAAAAACCACTGTAAACGCGGCTTGGTCTGCTGGTGGCGACCCATCTGTTGTATTAATCAACACTACTCAAAAATCTGTCTTAGACGGCTTTGCAGGTGTTGCGACTAAATACAATGAAGTAAAAGGCGCACAACAAGCCACATTGATTGGCGCATTAGATGTGTATGTGTCTGATGTTGGCAATCATACCGTTGTATTACATCGTCATGTACGTGCAAGCGTGGTATTGGCAATTGACCCGAACTACTGGGCGCTTGGCTTTATCCGCCGTCCGCAGTTTATTGACATTGCCAAAACTGGTGACTCCGATAAACGCTTGGCATTAGCAGACTGGACACTAATCTCACGTAATGAAAAAGCCAGTGCAAAACTGGTTGCATTAACATAGTAACGATGGGCGGGGCTTCGGCTTCGCCCTTTTTATTGAGGTAATAATGTCACAATTTTTTAGTTACGACCCTAATACTGGCATGAGGCAAGATTTTCATTATGATGATGATACTGGCACAGCCTATATAACACATTCGCAAGATATATCATTAGCGCTAGAAAAAACAAAAGATTTAGCTAATTCAGGGCTTGCAGACAAAGGCATAAAAAATGGAATGTGGCATTATGCTACAATCCCAGAAGTGATACAGATTAAACTTAGGGCAATGGGTATAGATGTTTATTCTAAAGATATTGAGATGCAAAATAGAATGCTAAAAGCGATTGATGAGTTTTTCCCACACTTTAAGAACACAACCAAAAAACATAGAGTTAAAGCGGTTAGACATTGATTAAAAAAGCGCAAGAATTAGCCGAAGCTGGCGACATTGAGGGCGCATGGACAATTATTAAAGAATTATTGCACCATGACCCTAATAATGGACAGTTGCTTGTTGCGGCTAACTATTGTATGCAAAAAGCTGGGAACTGGCCGATGGCTTATCACTTAGCTAAAATCTCTATTAATGCCTTGCCCAACATGGCAGAACCGCATATTAACTTAGCGGCGGCGTGTGACCAAATGTTTTTGTTTGATGAAGGCATTAAGGCTTGCAAAACTGCTTATAAGTTGGCTAAAAACAATCAAAAACTAAAAAACTTAGCTTTGATGAACGAATCAAGTATTTATATCAATCATGGCATGTTTAACAAGGCTTTACCAATAGCAAAAGAGCTAGGTAAGGTTAATCCAACCAATAAAGCGCTTGGCAACTTAGGCATGGCACAGCTAGGCACTGGCGATTGGGATGGATGGGATAATTACGCTAAATGCTTGGGCACTAATGAACGCGCTCGCATGGAGTACGGTTTGCCTGATTGGAATGGTGAGCAAGGTAAAGTCATTGTTTATGGCGAGCAAGGGCTTGGTGATGAAATTAGTTTTGCATCAATGATTAATGACATACCAAATGACATTGTTATTGACTGTGATTATAGGCTAAAAGGCTTGTTTACTCGCTCATTTCCACAAGCTATAGTAAATTGTGGTAGGTGGGCTACTAAATATAGTGGGAAAGCTGATTATCAATGTGCGATTGGCGATTTAGGTAAATTATACCGAAAGGCTAACGATAGCTTTCCACGCAAGGCTTATTTGAAAGCTGACCCAATCAGGGCGGCACAATGGAAATATTTGAAAGATGCGGTTAAAAAACCACTTATAGGCATAGCGTGGACAGGCGGTATGGCGCATACAGCGTCAAAATACAGGCGCTTTGATACCAACACATTAACTGAAATTTTAAATGGCTTAGACGCGCATTTTGTAAGCCTAGAGTATAAAGAACGCGAGCCGATAGACGGCATTCACGTTTACCAACACGCTACGCTAACCAATGATTATGACGACACAGCCGCGCTTGTTTCTAAGTGCGACTTAGTGATAACGATACAAACCGCAGTAGCCCACCTAGCAGGGGCTTTGGGAGTGCCATGTTATGTATTTGTGCCAGAAACTTCACAATGGCGATATGCGCCGAGTGAGTTTTTATGGTACACGGATAATTTCAAAGTTCACAAAGCACCGTGGAATATAAAGGATTTAATACAAGATGCAAACAACCATCTCGGAAAGTTACAGACAGCAACAACAAGAACTGCACAAGAACCCTAACTACGGCACAGCATCGGTGCAATTTGCGCCATTGGTGTCAAAGCTAATCAATCAAGCGCAAGTAACCGAGTTGCTTGACATTGGTGCGGGTAAATGTAGGTTATTCGATAATTTAAAAGTTAATCACCCTATGAAATTGCAGGCGTATGACCCTGCAATACCTGAATTGGCAGACGAACCAACACCTATGGTGATGACAACTTGCATAGACGTGTTAGAGCATATTGAGCCAGATTTACTCGATAACTTCTTAGATTTTTTACAAGAAAAGACCCTAGAAATAGGGTTTTTTACTATTCACACTGGCGCGGCAATGAAAACGCTAAATGATGGTAGAAACGCACATTTAACTCAAGAACCTGCTGAATGGTGGTTGCCTAGAATATTACAGCGTTTTGAGTTACAAACTTTCCAGAAAACAGAAAACGGCTTTTTTGTAGTCGTCACTAGGATTTAATATGGCAATATCTACTTATGCAGAATTATCTACTGCCATAGAAAACTGGCTATCTCGCGCAGACTTAACTTCACGTATTCCTGAATTTATCGCATTGGCAGAGGCTAGATTTTACACTGGCAGTACGCCTATACGCCTAATCGGTATGCAAACACGCGCGACAGGCACAACGGCATCTGGCGCAATTGCTTTGCCTGCTGATTATCTTGAAACGATGCGATTAGCAGTGACTAGCGGCGGCAGAATGTACACGCTTGAGTATTTAAGCCCTGATACATTTACGCCATACGAAGCGCAGTCTGGAATCCCGTTTTATTACACTATGATGGCTGGTGAAATTAAAACAGCGCCAACGAATGACGTAGCTTACACACACGATTACTACGCTAGACCAGCGGCACTAGCAACAACACTAACCAACACTGTTTTAACCAATTCGCCAAATGTTTACCTATACGGCGCATTGTTAGAGGCTACGCCTTTTATTAAAGACGATAAGCGCATACCATTATGGGCGCAAGCATATCAAGATGCAATAGATGGTATCAATAAGAGTGAGAAGCGTAAGTTTGAGGCTTCAGTGCCTAGAGTGCAAGTCGCATGAAGCTAATCGGCTATGCACCTGATATTGACCCAACTATTGAGGGGGTTATAACGGATTGTAGCGCATGTGTGCCATCAGAGCGCGGCATGAAAGGCGCCCCTAATGCGGTTGATTTGGGTTATGCGGCATTGGCTTCTGAATGTAAAGGCGCTGCGACTGTTAGAAAGCTAGACGACTCATTTAGAACATTTGCCGCGACAGCAACTAATATTTATGAAGTTATATCGGGGTCATATACAGACCAAAGCCGAACTGTTGGCGGTGCGTATGCTTGTGGTGTAGATAACCTTTGGCGATTTGCACAGTTTGGCGATACCACGTTAGCCGTTAATAAATCAGACACATTGCAAAAATCAACAAGCACAACATTTAGTGATGTAACAGGCGCACCAAAGGCAGATATTGTTGAAACGGTTGGCAATCATGTTGTATTAGCCAACACTAACGAAGTGACTTACGGGGATAGCCCGAATAGATGGTGGGTAAGCGCAGACCGTGACCACACTGATTGGGTGCCGAGTGTTAATACTGGATGTGCAACCAATACGCTTGTTTCTGCAGGTGGCAGAATATTTGCGGCAAGACGATTTGGCGAACAAATTATATTTTATAAAGAACGTGCAATGTATATTGGCACATTCGTGGGCGCACCTTTGATTTTAGATGTGCAACAAGTGGTTGGCGATGCTGGCGCAAGCTCTCAAGAGGCGGTTGTTAATGTTGGAACGTCTGATAATCCAGTGCATATATTTATGGGCGCTGATGACTTTTGGCGCTTTGATGGTTCAAGACCAGCGCCATTAGGCTCGCCTTTAAGAAAGACTGTTTACGCTGAATTAAACGGCGCTTATGCTTACAAGATTAAGACTTTACATGACCGTATTAACTCAAGAATTTACTTTTACTACCCAAGCAACGCAGGGGGTGGAGTTTTAGACAAATGTGTTGTTTATCACTATCGCATGAATGTGTGGGGGCGTGACGATAGACAAATTGAGGTAGCAGTAGAGTTTCTAACAGGCGGAATAACTTACGACACGCTGGACACGGTTGCGGCAACATATGACTCATTCCCAGCAGCATTGAGCTATGACTCGCCATTTTGGACATCAGGCACTCGCCGAACTGGATTTTTTGATACTAGCCATAAGCTGAACTCACTTGAAGGCATAACTGGCAATTCAAGCTTTACACTTGGTGATTATGGCGATGATACTAACTTTTATCTGCTATCAAGAGTTAAACCAGTATGGCTAACTAAACCGACTAGCGCAACCATGACGAATTACTATAAATACAATGAAGGGGATACTTTAACTACTGGCGCAATAACCACGATGGCTAATTCACGCTTTGACGTACTTAGAAGCGCTCGCTGGCATAGATTGCAATTCAATACAAGTGGAAACTATGAGTTAAGCACATTAAATGCTGAATATGGAATGGATGGAAGTGAATAAAATATCCATTACACAATACGCAACAGCGGTATATAACCGCCAATCGTATGACGCAGTATTAAAAGCGGTGCAAAATGCAATTAACCGCGCTGCTGATGGCTATTTATCGAATGTTTCGCTTGTTACAAGCGCATATATAGCAACGCTTAACGACTCCATTATATTAGTCGATGCAACAAGCGGCGCAATCACAGTAACATTGCCTGCGGCTTCAGATTGTGAGCAAAAGCGCTTTACGATTAAAAAGACTGATATAAGCGCCAATGCAGTAACGATTGATGGCAATGGAGCAGAAACGATTGATGGCGCGGCAACAAAAACGCTTTCAACGCAATATAAATCTTATGAATTAATAGCACATGGCGGCTCATGGTGGATAGTCAGCGCGATATGATTTGCGTAGGTTTGGATTTGAAATATTGGGATGATGTAAAAGACGATATTCAAAAAGCGCTCGATGGCAATGATGGGCGGGTTTATGCAAGTGATTTTTTACAGAAAATAAAAGATAAAAAAATACAGCTTTGGGGAATACATGATGGCATTTTAAGAGCTGTTATGACTACCGAAATAATCGAATATCTACATTTTAAAAGCGTAAGAATAATCACCGTAACAGGGCGAGAATCGGATGCTTGGTTAGATGTATTAATTGATACCGTTTCACGTTGGGGCGCTGAAAATGGCGCACAAGCAATTGAATTTGTAGGGCGCAAGGGATGGGAAAAGGTATTAAGTAAAAAAGGATTTGGCAATACTCAAATATTTATGACTAAGGCAATTATATGAAAATTGATAGAGCTACTGGGCGCTTACAAGACACTCGCAGATACAAAACTGGCGGCGGTGAAAAACAAACAACCACATCAAAAAATGAACCGTGGAGTGGGGCGCAGCCATATATCACTGATTATTTAAAAAAATCGCAGACACAATCTAACACGCCGTTTTCATTTAATAGTGGCGACCAGATTGCACCATTTAGCCCTGAACAACAATATGGGCTAGGCATGACAACACAACGGGCGATTAATGGTTCGCCAGTGATGAATGCGGCGCAAGGCAATGCTTACAACACGCTACAAGGTAATTTTATGTCACCTGATAGCAACCCGTGGCTAAAACAGAATGTTGATACCGCAATGGGTGATGTACAAGGGCGCATTAATAGCCAATTCAACAATAACAATTTTGGCGGTACAGCGCACCAAGAAAACATGACGCGTGATTTAGGCAAGGTGTCTGGGCAAATGTACGGCGCTAACTACGACCAAGAGCGCAGTAGGCAGATGTCTGCAATGGGGCTAGCGCCGCAAATGGCAGAAAGTGATTATCGTGATGCACAAGCATTATTGGGCGTAGGTGATGCTAGACAGCAATTGTCACAAAGGTATCTTGACCAAGCTAACGGGCTATTTAATCAAAATCAAGCATATCCACAGCAACAACTTGATGCTTATGGTAGAGCGGTTGGCGTTGGTGTTGGCGCTGGCGGCACAAGCACACAAACATCACCAAACCCTAACCAGCGTAGCGGTATTGCTGACTTAATCGGTACAGGCGTTTCTATTGCTAGCTTGTTTTCAGATGAGCGTCTTAAAACTAACATTGTAAAAGTTGGCGTACATTCAAAAGGATTTAATATCTATGAATATGACAAATTTGGACAACGCGAACGTGGAGTGATGGCGCAGGAAGTAATGAAAGTAATGCCAGAAGCAGTTACAGAACACGAAAGCGGTTATTTAATGGTTAATTACGTAATGATAGGGGCATAATAATGGATTATCAATCTGCACAGTCTGAATACGATTTAGCCTTAGAAGCGCTGACTAAAGCGCAATCACAACAAGCGCCAACACGCGGACAGCCTAAAGGCTGGGGTTGGAATTATAATGCTAACGGCGTGCCAACCACTTACGGCGTTATCCCTGCCAGTGGTGGCGGTACAAACAAGGTGGATTTATCAGCTTATCAACAGCGCCTAGATGCCGCTAGAAGCGCATTAGAGGCGTCAAAGAATGCACAAAAAGGCGCGCTGCAATCCCAAGCTCAATATGGGAAACTCACAGGGCAAGCATCAAATGCACTATATGGCGGCATATTGGGCTATAACCCGCAACCAATGACGGCGGAAGGTGGGCAGAGCTTTGCCGTGCCACAAGGCAATTTACAGCAACCATTTAGCAATATGCAAGGCATTTTAGGGCAAGCACAAAGACCGAAGTTTATGTCACAAGGTGGCGGCATGGGCGACATGATGCAACCAAAATTAAGGATGTATTAAAATGGGAATATTCGATAGCTTAATGGCTGGCGAAACTGGTGGCATGCCAGATGGCGTACTTAACCAAACTGGCTGGCGCGGCGCAATGGAAGGCAATAACCCAATGCTAAACATAGGGCTAGGCATACTTGCAAACAATAGCGGAAACTATGGCTCTACGTTTGCGGCATTAGGAAAAGGCGCACAGCAAGGCGTTAAAGACACGCAGGCAAGCCGACAAGCACAACAACAAGCGGCATTGTATAAACTTAAAATGGCGCAAGCACAAAAAGAATTGTTAGAGCAAAAGAAAAAAGAGGATTGGCTAAAAAACTACGGACAGCCTAACGCCACGCAAGAATCAACCACACAAGCGCCTGATACATGGCAAAACGCGATGCAAGGGCAAACACAGCCTAACTTTAATATGGAACGTGTCGCAGGGAAGCAAACTACTACGCAAACGCCTATATTCGACCAAAACAAAGCCTTGCTAAGTGGTATTCAAAATGGCGCGATAGATTTTAAAGACTATCTATCAATGACAGCGCAAGCGAAGCCTAAATATAGCCAAACGCCACAATATGACCAAGAAGGCAATGCTTTTGTATTAGATGACAGCGGAAATGTTAAACGCTTAGATGGAATCAAAGAAAAAAAAGAGTTAATGGTAACGCCTGGCGGTCTTGCTATTAATAAAAATGATAGTAGCAACATTGGCAAGACTTTCAATGCTGATGACAACAACCCTAACAAGCCATTTATTCTGGTAAATGGGCAAATAGTGCCAAATAAAGCATACCAAGACTATGAAATAAATAAAGCCAGTGCAGGGGCTTCAAGAACAAATATTAGCGTAAGTACAGATAAAAAATATGGTGAGATATTTGGCGCAAAAATTGCAGAGCAAGATGCCGCCGCTATTGATGCTGCAAAATCTTCCCATGATAGAATAGACAGTTCAAGAAGGGTTAAACAATTATTAGCACAAAATCCAATAACTGGCACAGGAGCAGGCGCAAGATTGGCATTAGAAAAAGCCTTTGTTACAGCAGGGATTATTGATGGCACTAATGTTGCAAATACGGAAGCTCTTGCATCTAATTTGGCATCACAAACACTTGATGCAATAAAAACCTCTGGGCTTGGTTCTGGGCAAGGATTTACTGATAAAGATAGAATATTTTTACAAGAAGCTAAATCAGGTCGCATAGAAATGAATGGCATGACGCTTAACAGGCTTGCAGATTTGAATGAACGCGCAGCATTAAAATCTATTGAAAAAGGCAATAGCGTTATAAGGTCATTAAAAGGCAATAAAGATATGGGGGATGTTGTGAATAGGCTTGAAGAAATACAAATCCCATCGATACCAGTTTCGCCTAAAACGGTCTCCCCAATTAAAATAAAGAATGATGCTGATTTTAATAAACTTCCATCAGGTGCAACATTTATTGACCCTTTTGGCAAAAAAAGGATTAAACCATAATGGGATGGAAAGATGCTCCGCTAGCTGAAAATTCAGGTTCATGGAAAGACGCGCCTTTAGTTGAAAAGCCATCATCAAAAAATGACGTTCTTAAATCAGCGGCTATTGGCATACCAAAAGGACTTATTGCCACGTCTGGAATGCCTAGGGATTTTATTGATGCCACAATAGCAGGTGGGCGTTGGTTGAATGATAAGCTAGGTGGAAGTCCGCAACCTGATAGAGAAAAAAGAATGGCAGAGTTACTTAGCATATTGCCATCATCAGCACAGACGCAAAAAAATGTTGAAAGCATAACAGGCAAGTTTTATCAGCCACAAACAAAAGGTGGAGAGTATGCGCAAGCCATCACGTCTGCAGCCACTTCTGCTGGCACTTTGGGCGGTAAAGTTGGTTTGGCAGATAGGCTTGTTGCTGGGGGATTATCTGGTGTAGGCGCTAAAGCTGGCGGTGATGTTGGTGGAATTGCTGGCGCTCTAATTGGGGGAATGGCACTACCTATAGGATATGGCGC